TTTCTGCTTTTTTATAATCAAGCCAATAAGCCTTAACACCGGTATAGGCTTCTCTATCTGCTATTGAAAATGAGTGGCTATCGCCTGATGAGCGATTAATTATGACACTTGGCAATGGTTGACCGCTGACGGTTTTAGATGCACCCGATAAAAAAATAATTAACATGCCATTTTTAACCGTTGCAATAGCGTCATAGTCACTGAGTATACGCGTTAAAAATGAGGCATCTGATTCTTGGGTTTGGTCGGCGTGGTTAATGGTTTGATTTGCGATCTCTGTCGCAATTTTATATTCAAGATTATGACGTTTTGCGATCTGGCTCGCAATTTTTTCAATAGTCATTGAATCATAACTTTGTTCACGCTTTACATTAAGTGATTCGCGAAAATTGGCGCTTTTTCCCCGAATAGTTAACGTATCAGGTGGTCCATGATGTTCGCATTCATCAACCACAAATTTGTTGTTAAATACCAATCCTTGTTCATCATTCCAACCAAACGAAACATTGAGTTCAACACCGCGTTTAGGAAGTGCTAGTTTACCGTCACTATCATCTATTCATTTCAATAAGATCTTCGGTTGGTTCTATCTGTGCTAATAATGATAGTTTTCCAGCTAATGGACCTTCATTAATCAACTCTGTTTTTACGGCAAGTACATCGCCATAACGCTTAAATTGGCTGTCTGGTGAATAGCCTTTAATATGCTCTAGATTAATACGAGCACCATATACGGATGGGCTATAATTTTTTGCCATCTGTTCAATCCAGGAGCGTTGGATTTTACGGCCATCTGTTGTGGCACCTTCAACGGCTACACGAAACCATTTTGATTTGAATTTTTTTGCTGTCTTACTCATATAAAAAGATCCTTAACGGGCTCGGTTATTTTGCTTTATGGTAGAGTGCAAGCGAAAAGAGAGCAATTAAGCGCATTTGTAATTCATTGTTTTACAACCCTAATCACCATTAAAAATCGCTAATGATAGGTAAATTGACGTCATGAGGAGAGTTCATGAAAAACGTCAATTTATTAGATCATTTAATTAGCGAAGATATCGACCCAAGGCGAACGGCAAGATCGCTCTATTGGGCTGGATATCGAATTAAACGTATTGCTGAATTGCTTAATGAAAAAGCCAATACATAGCTGGAAGCGCCGTGATAAATGGGATGAATCATCAACCTTAGAGCGTATTAATGGGGTTCTTGAAGCGCAATATATTCATTTAGTGATAAAACCCAATAAAGAAGGACGAGATTTCAAAGAAATTGATTTATTAAGCAGGCAAATAGAACGTACGGCCAGAATTGAAAAATATCAAAATGGTGGTAATGAAATTGATCTCAATCCCAATATAGCTAATCGTAACACCAATCCAAAGCAGAAACCGAAAACTAATTTATTATCAGAAGAACAGATAGAGAAATTAAATGAACTGTTTAATGATGGTTTATACGATCATCAACGGATTTGGTATCGTGCTGGTTTACAAAATCGTATTCGTAATATCAATAAATCACGCCAAATTGGGGCAACGATGTTCTTTGCCCAAGAGGGTGCCGTAGATGCGGTAAATACTGGACGAAATCAGATATTTTTATCCGCATCAAAATCTCAAGCCTTCCAATTTCGTCAATATATTGTTGATTTTTTCCATGGTATAGATATGGATCTAAAAGGGGAAGTTATCCACTTACCCCATAATGATGCACGAATGTATTTTTTAGGTACCAATGCTAAAACAGCGCAAAGCTATCATGGTAATTTATATCTAGATGAATATTTTTGGATTAATCAATTTTTAAAACTAAGAAAAGTTGCTTCAGGAATGTCGAGCCAAAAACGTTGGTGGCAAACTTATTTTTCAACACCATCTAGCATTAATCTTGAAGCTTATAAATTTTGGACTGGTGATCTGTTTAATAAAGGTCGACGTAAAGAAGATAGAATTAGTGTTGATATTTCACATAATGCTCTAAAGAATGGTTCGTTATGTGCTGATGGGCAATGGCGCCAAATCGTTACGATTGAAGATGCCGAGCGATTAGGTTTTGATTTATTCGATATTAATCAGTTAAAACTTGAATATAGTCCCGAAGAGTTTGCCAACCTATTTTTATGTAATTTTATTGATGATTCATCATCGGTCTTTCCGCTATCGAGCTTACAACCATGTATGGTCGATTCATGGGAAATATGGGATGACTATAAACCTTTTGCCTTACGTCCTCTTGGTGAGCGCCCCGTTTGGATTGGATATGACCCATCTCATACAGGCGATAGCGCTGGTTGTGTCGTTGTTTCTCCGCCAATGGTTGAAGGTGGTAAATTTAGAGTCATTGAAAAACATCAATGGACAGGGATGAATTTTGCTGCACAGGCCGAGGCTATCCGCAAAATGACAGAACGCTATAACGTAACCTATATAGGTATTGATGCTACTGGGCTTGGTAAAGGGGTTTATCAGCTAGTGAAACAATTTTATCCTGCAGCCGTTGCCTTTAAATACTCAATTGAAGTGAAACAACGCTTAATCCTAAAAATGCAAGATGTTATTCGCCGCCAACGTTTGGAATTTGATGCTGGATGGACAGATTTAGCGCAATCATTTATGGCAATTCGTAAAACATTAACGGCCAGCCAGCGTTATGTAACGTATGTGGCCGATCGTAAGGATGAGGTTTCTCATGCTGATATTGCATGGGCAACGATGCATGCAATTTATAATGAGCCGCTTGAAAGTCTCGGTGGTGCAAACAGTAATAGTGGTTATATGGGAGTATTTTAACAATGACGGACTTAATGCAACAAAATGAAAAAATAGAGTGTTTTACTTTTGGTGATAGAGAGCCAATGGCTGATGCAAAAGAGTTATTGAATTATTTACAATGTACAGAATGTGGAAATTGGTATGAACCGCCCGTTAATTTTGATACGTTGGCCAATACTTTTGCCTCGTCGTCTTATCACAGCAGCCCGATTTATGTGAAGCGCAATATTTTAACCAGTACGTTTATTCCTCATAAATATTTAACTAGGCAGTCTTTTGAAAGAATAGCGAATGATTTTTTAATCTTAGGTAATTGTTATCTTGAAAAACGTTCAAATATGTTGAAGCAAACAGATGGATTAAAACCAACTTTAGCCAAATATACCCGTCGAGGTGTTGAAGCCAATAAATATTGGTATATCGATCAGTATTGGGAAGAACACGAATTTAAAAAAGGGTCTATCTGGCACAATCTTGCTCCTGATATTAATCAGGAAATCTATGGGTTACCTGAATATTTAGCTGCGATTAATTCTGTTTGGTTAGATAACTCAGCCACGGTGTTCCGTCAACGTTATTATAAAAATGGTTCACATGCTGGATTTATTCTTTATCTTTCTAACCCATCACATAATGAAAAAGATATTGAGGAATTGAAGAAAGCGCTACAAAACAGTCGTGGACCTGGTAACTTTCGTAATCTACTAATGTATGCACCAAATGGTAAACCTGACGGATTAAAATTAATTCCAGTTGGCGAGGTAGCGGCCAAAGATAACTTTGCCGATATTAAATCCGTTAGCCAAGATGATATTTTAACGGCGCACCGAGTACCGCTGTCATTGATGGGCATTACTCCTAAAAATACAGGTGGATTTGGCGATCCTGAAAAGGCATCAAAAGTATTTGCCCGTAACGAAATTAAACCACATCAGGATAGATTTTTACAACTGAATGATTGGATGGGGGAGGAAATAGTAAGATTTAATTCTTATTCTCTTGAGTAAATAATCTAAAACGCTCTATAACGCCCATTACGGGCGTTTTTTATTATCTGTGTAGTTTGTTGGAATTATTTAGATCGTTTAATTCTATTGGAATTTGATATGTCTACGTTGATTTTTTGATGCTATTTTTAATATTTAAACTGAAATTGTGCCGTTGAAACCCCACCCCACCTGCGCACTAAAAGTGTGTGAATTTGTGCAAAATTGCAAACCACATAAAACAAGCCCTAGCAAACGGGCTTGAGCTGTTTTTGATCCTTCTTGGATCTTGCATTTTCGTGCAGTACAGGTGTGCAGTAAAAAATTTGAAATTTACAAACTACAGCCATATATATAAAGATGGTAAGCAATTTCGCTTATCATAAATATAATGGAGGTTTTTATGAAAAAAATTGAGCCTGTTCCGTATGGTAGTGATGTTTCTTCCGGTCATTACAAGTGCGCTGATTGTGGAAAGATTATTTCTGCACAAAGCATTGTATCCTTACCGCCATGTCCACAAATTAATGCTAAAGACAATAAAATCGATCATACTGAAAAAGGATGGTATATTTTAACAGGACAAGGAGACGCAAAAGACGATCCTTATCCAGATAATTAATAAATTTTATTATAGTCAAATCTAAAAGGTAATCTATTATTTAGATTACCTTTTTTTATTCTTTAGAGTTATTGACTAAATATTCTTTTATTGGCTCTAACAAATCACGAATCCAAAATAGTGTAACATCCTTATCTCTTTCTGTTAGATGCTCTGATTCAGTTACAACACGCACAAGTAATTCTGCTCGTTCCACTTCTTTTGCTTTGTCTAATTCGTTCATTTTATACCTCAAAGTAACTGTATATAAATACAGTATATAAAAATTAAAACTTAGATCAACTTATAAATAAGTCATGATTTATCGCGCGATATAAAAATGCTAACGAATAAATGTCTTAATTGCATTAGTTTAATCAAAATCCATTAGTTTGATTTGATCATTGAAATTTCTAATCAATATCTGTTATATTAAAATGTTTTATAAAATATTTTTTGCTAAAAACTGAACTCAAAACCATCAAAAGTATTTATTTTTTGGTGAGTTATAGATAATGAGATGCACACCGTTTTAAGGTGTTATCTAATTTTAAGTATTGGTTTTGATTGATTTTTATACTTTCTCGTAAATAAAGTCGATTTACAGCCAGATCATCATCAGGGATACCGATTATTTTTAACTGTTTTCTTATTTGTTCTCGTTGATCGTCCTCTCCATTCTCAAAATTGCGCGTACAGTTATTGACAGAACTCTGAAAGATGGCAAAATTACTTACATCAATACCAAAGGCAAACGTAATCGAACCATCCCAATCAGTGACAAACTATTTAACGAAATTCCGAAAAAAAATGGTACCTTATTTACACCTTGTTACTCGGCGTTCCGCTCAGCAATCGATCGCACAGGAATCGAATTACCCGACCGACAACTAACCCACGTATTACGCCACACCTTCGCCAGCCATTTTATGATGAATGGTGGTAATATATTAGTATTACAAAAAATCCTCGGCCACACCGACATCAAAATGACCATGCG